ACTTCTCGCAATAACAGTTGCTCTTGTCCAATCAATTCCTTACGCAAGTCGTAAGCTCTTTGAGTATCTACGCGAACTCCGAGAAAACGCATATCAACGAGACAAGGAAAAAGATCCGTTTCAAGATTAAAAATTTCTTCAAGATCATTTTCTATAATTAATTTTTTCACATGTTGCCAAAGTTTAAAAGTTAGCTCTGCATCTTTTTCAGCATACGCTCCCACCTCATGTGCAGGTAACCTCCACATGTCAGCTTTGGCATCCAGTCCTCTTGCTTTTGCAGCCTCATTTAATGCTCTTTCGTTTTTACCTTCGTTTAAAAAATGCCAAGACAAAGTATTGAGTGTGTATGAAAATCTATTTTCATCCAATAGAGAACACGCAATCATCGTATCTACCACTAACCCATTGATATTTAAACCTAAACTACGTATCCAACATACATCATACATAGCATTATGAAATATTTTTGTGGCTGAACACTCAAGAATATCTTTAAACCACTCCAAAGTTTTATCTCTGTTCATGTTAGGTCCCTCTTGATGAGCTATGGGAAAATACCATTTATCATTATAAGTGGCCACTGCTATACCAACAACCTCACCGTTACCCACGACCGCACCAGATCCTTTTGATTTTAAATCTGGATCTCTTGTTTCTAAATCAATTGCAATCTCATCGTAAGATCTAAGATCTGGATACTCTGTAGGTTGAACCCATTCTGTTTGAGGCAATATCATTTATTTTTCATATCTCTCATTTTTTTTAATTCTAACTGACAGTAGTGTATTATTTTTTTAATATCTTCTGCACCACCTTTACGTTGATAGCGGCAAACGTATTTAACAACGTTTCCTTGAAAGAACGATAGATCGTTTTTAGAAATAAACTCGTAAGGTTGAATGGGAAACTTAGTGTAGTGATTCCCGCCGACCTGAGTATATTGTGGAAACGCTTCATCCAATATATTTTTATCTGTCATAGTTGATACTCCCTTAATTTCTTTTTTGCTCTCAGTTTGTATAGATTATTTCGTGCTCTCGTGATTCCGACATACCACACTCTATGCTCCTCATCTTGTTTGTCAACACTTGATTTGATTCCCTGTTGAACGGTACGACCTTGATGCAAAGATAGAATCACATTGTCTTCCTCACCACCTTTTATTGCATGAATTGTTGACAACCATATTCTTGCTTTTTCTTTTAAATTTTCTTTAGATGCAATTAAATTTCTTAAATACAAAATCTCTTTTTGGTCAGCCACAAATTTATCATACCAAGGAATTTTTTTATCCCAATCACCTACGGGTATGTATTCTTTCACTGCTCCTATTTCTTTTTCATCTAACTCTTCATCTTTAGTCCATTTTGTATATGCCACTGCAGCCTCATACATACCGACTTTAAAACTCTTACCTTTATTACTTTGATAATAAAAATTTTTATTTTTTAAATCCTTCATTATATCCAATAGATTGCTTTTAGTTCTTGTTAGTATTAACCACTTACCTTTAGTCAAATCAACCTGGTTAAGATCTGAGATATAATGTGACTCTCCATCATAACTTCTAGGTCTATAAAATTTTTTCTTTCTTACACCTTCTATCTTCATGATGGGATATCTTGACTCCGCTTGCACCGCCATGGATATACGATGTGATTTTTTTAAAACAATCTCTCTTGCGGGTTCTTTCACAAATCTTTTTACATCAGCACCAGCCCATGCATAGATAGCCTGATCATCATCACCAGCTAGATACATTTGTTCACAATGATATTTTAATTTATCATACAGCTGCCACTGCAACGGCGATAAGTCTTGAGCCTCATCAATAAATATGGCTTTAAACATTGGTATCTTATCAGAATGTAAAACTGATTTTATTATATCGTTAAAATCAAAAAGATTATTTTTATCTTTGTAAACTAAAAGATTTCTGTAAATATGATTAAGTGTATCATAATCTTTAACTTGTTTTTTATCATGCTCATTAAGATCAAACTCTTCTCTAATATCTATGTCCTTGTTTATAGCTTTTTGTATCATTTGAAAGTATGGATTATTACAACTTAAAAAATGTGTTTCCTCTTCATTGTATTTGTCTGTGAACGAGACTCGTATATTTAATTTCTTACCTAGATCCTCATAATGATATGGTTGCATAATATCTTCCTCATTTAATCCAAGTAAGTGATAACAGAACGCATGTATCGTCTGAAAGTATGGCACCTCTTTTTCAGAAACATTAATTCTTTTACGTGCCTCTTCTGCAGCTTTTCTGGTAAATGCAAAGTACCCTATCTTGTGCAAAGGCACACCAATACGTTCGTAAGCTTTTACACGTCTAATCAATCTAAAAGTTTTACCCGTTCCGGGTGGTCCATATATTTTATTGATCTTTTCCATTGGCTTTCTTAAACCCATCCTTGAGTGAGCCAGTCCAGCCGTAAGATCCGTGATGTGTTGTTTTTCCATCTACTACTCCATAAAATTTAAATCCAGATTTTTTAATTAAATTACAAAAATTAACATCCTCACCCCACCATGTTCCATCTTTTGTAAAAGATGTATCCCAAAAATTATAAAAATA